AGGTAGTTCTCAAGTTCATCATCTGGAAACAGAGGCACACCAGCACCAGCAAGAACCTGAACATAGTTGCCAAGTTCTCCAAGTGGTGGAGTTTCGATGTCGCCGTATTCCAGTGACGGCATCGCCTTCTGGTCCATCCCGTTCAACTTGAACAGGCGTGGAATGGCGTACTCGTTGAACGTCGTCCTAATGATCTCCAGCCACGTTCTGAGTGATGTGGCGAACAGGTCAGTCTTGTCTACAGACAGGGCGAAACTGCCGTGCTGTTGCTGGCCCAGAAGGATGAAGTCGGCTAGAACGCTGGTGGCAATCCTTTGGTCATAACGCTGAATGATGGTGTTGGTGTCGAACTGCCGTGCCCCACCAGAGGACATGAGTTCCAGCCTGTACAACTGGTGCCCACCATCATCGTAGATAGACGGCAGGATCACGCCCTCTTGTGCATCCCGCCGGATGTTGGTGATCATGGTCTTGTAGTCCTCGAACACTGTCTTTTCTGATGCTGATGCATCACTACGCATGATCTGAGGATCGACATACATCACCGGGAAGCCCGCAAGATCCCGCTCTACACCGATGGCCTCCACTTCTTCAATGCGCTTTTTGAAGTAGTAAGGGCGATAGGCAGTCCGCAGAATCGAACGGCCCTCTGGGTTGTTCTTGTTAGTGGATGTGCGGAAGAGCAAAGCCTTTTCCATAGGAATGTCCACAAGGTTGTAGTAGGGAGGTGCAGACTGGCGCATCCCGAGGATGCCACCCTTCTCGTCAAAGATCCACTGCATCCTTGTCTCTTGCGCCCTAATAGGCATCTTGCGCCAACCGATAAGACCGTCGTCGTAACGACTGCGGTTCATAGAGTCGTCCTGTAGCGGCCCCTTACGGTGCTTGTAGACAATCTCATGGAACGACCAGCCAAACACCAGCATGGACAGGATCTCACTGATCAGGTCCTCCCACGAATGGCTCATGTCATGCATACAGGTGTCGATGAAAGTTGCTGCTGCCTCATCCTTGGCAGACTTGCTGTGTGCCTGCACTCTCCAAGCCACCTGTCTGACCAAACGGTCAATGGCATAGAGGATGGCTCCGACTACAGGGTCATTATCCCGCATCTCCCGGTACATCTGGTGTGCCCGAAACCCGGACAGTTGCGGCAGGAACTCTTCCTGAATATGGCCTGATGATCTACGCAGACCACTAATACCCACTTCTGAGAAGGGGCTGTCCTCAAACTCGTAAGGAATGCCCTCGCCATCTGTCTTGGCAGGCGTGCTGTTCCCGGTCCCACCGATACTCTCAGATGATGGCACTTGTTACACTCCATTGATTACGACTACGGGCAACTTGCCTCACCGTATCACACTAGGTTTAGAATCAATGCTGCACCGCTGGCTCAACTGGCAGAGCGACTGACTCTTAATCAGTAGGTTCCCGGTTCGAGTCCGGGGCGGTGCACTAATGGTCTAGGTAGACACAGTATTCAGCAGACACCCCGTGCTTGGGGTGAACCATCAAGAGCCACTGTGACGGTCGCCCTATTGCCGCCAACTGCTCCTGTGCGTAGGTGTTGTCGCTCTCTGTAGAGCCGTTCACACGGGCTGTGATGGTGTTCAGGGTCATCCGTGTGGGCTGATGCCAGTGGCCAATAATGACCTCGTTGAACTTTTCCGGTACACCACCTACTGCCCAGCCCCAAGTCTTTTTTGCTAGCCCGTGGACAAGGCCACCTCTAATCTGGTCACCGTGGGCAAGAAGGAAGCCGTGTTCCCCGATGTTGTCCACCGCATACCACATGCGCTCATCTTTCTCCCACGGGATGAACCATGACAGGCGCTTCTCCTTGTGCAGTATTTGACGGCAAATGTTGTACAGCATCCTGTCAGCATTTGTTTCTCCGTTGTAATCCTTACGGGAGCGACCACCAAGCGAGCCGTGGTTCCCAATTACACCGACCACATGGACCTTCTTGAATATGGTCAGCATGTGTTGTAAGAAGTTGCAGAGGATGCGGGGTCCGTCCACTGTCATCTGCTGATAAAGGGAGGAATCAATCAAATGGGCTTGGCCGGGGAATATCTCCTCCCCTTCCACAATGTCGCCCAGTAGGTAAACCCGCAGTTCGTGGACCGGTGTGTTACCCCGATGCATTTTGACAATGGACTCAAGTTTGTCTGCGTACCGCTCAATGCGCTCTTCACAAACCACCGAGTTGTAACTTGGGGTTTGCTTGCCCAACTGCCAATCAGACAGGACTGCTACGGCTACTTGTTCTCCTGCTTTGCGCCGGTCACGCTTGGGTGATTTGACCGGACTGAGGGTGAGTCCTGCTGCACTATCACTAGCGGCCCTGAAAACGGCATCGACCAATTCTGAGTTCTTGTGCTTTTCTTTCTGAAGTTGGCGGGAGAGTCTTGCAGATGTGCTGCGTAATTCAGCCACTGTGGCCGCTTCATCGAGATGTTCTTGGAAGTTAGCCATACGATCATCTCACCACACTAGGCGGTGGGTGGCCTCTTACGCCATCCACGCAATGTGGTAATGCTGACCTCTATGCCCATTTTGGATAGTGCCTCTGCGACCATGCGGACTGAATAGGCTGGATTAACAAGGGCTTCCACAAACTCAGCAAAAGATTCATCCCCTAAAGTTTTGTTGAGATCAGTCCATTTTCTTGGCGCTGCTTCAACACCACTAAGTGCTTCATTGAATGTCGGAATGGCGCTGACCCCTTACTTGTCTGCTATGACGACAGGCACACTAGTCCTCTAACTTACCAAGCCGACGACGAGCAAAGGTGGTCAACACTGTGATGGCCGCTGCTATTGCCGACACAGCAGCAGCGTGCCACGCTTCGATGCCGTCGATGGTGCTGGCTGCCACCAAGGTGCCACCTGCACTCTGCACGGCTGTCCAGATGATGCGTTCTATGAGGTCACGAAAGTTAATGTTCATGCGGATCAGTCTAGGGCATCCCTAAACTCAGGCAAAGGCGCTGTTGTCCATTGTTCGCCACGGGCTTTCTCTCAAGCCGATGTTGGCTGGGCTGAGTGTTGGCATAAACATGCGCCGACGTTCCGACCAAGCCAGCGCCCCGGCGATGAACGTGTCCGGTGGGTGCCCTGCCCCAAAGAGGTCTTTTTGGGTGACGTACTTGTGCTCGTTATGGGCGTAATCAATACGAGGGCATCGCATAGCGTCCTGTTCGATACCGGCGATGTATTCGGTAAACGTGGCTTCGCGCTCCCTACCCCGTAGCACACGGTCGGTGACCATACGCCGGTCATAGGTGATGAGGTCATCCACAACATCTCCCAAACCGGTTGCATCGTGGATGAGTTTTCCCCCGTATCGCATAAGCCGGAGTTCGACATCGGCAATCATGGCGGGCCACGGCTTGCGCCCGGTACGCATGAAGGCGACCTCTACCCACGGGTTGACATCTGCACGGAATGTGCGGATGATCGTCCAGTCTCGCTCCTTGGCCCAGTCCACCCCAGTGACGTAGGTGCCTTCCTCCTGCGGCTCTTCGATAACGATGTTCTCGTCAATATCTCCATTGAAGTGACCCAGTGTGATGTCGAACATCCGGTCAACATGCACTGTGTCAATGGCACGCCCTTCAAAGGACGGCTCCTGTAGGTCATACTCTGTGTCCCACATCGTCTTGGACACTTCGTATCGCTTGCGTTCCACCATGTCCGCAGTCAGCCACCCGTGTGGCTCCAGTGACTCTCGCCAGCACCACTCATATACTGGCCACCCCTTGCTGTTTGCACGCCGGAGTAATTCGGTCATGGTGCCATCGGGATACTGGTGGGTGCTAGAGATGACCGTATGTGACCTGACCCCCCGTGCATCCATTGGCTGGCCCTGTGCAGACTCAAACAGTTCTATCTCCATCTCATCGACCTCATCTAGCCGTAGTCGCTGAGGGTGGGGACCACGAACAGACTTCTGGGATGCCATGAGGGCCAGAATCCACGCTCCGTTGGTTAGCCGGGTATTGAACCGGGTGGGGTCACCTTTCAGAAGGTTCACTGGAGCACGCTCATAGGTCCACGCTTCATGTGTGACCTCGTGCACCCGCTGTGACTGGCTAGCAGAACCGCCTAGCACGGTTACCTGCGCCCCTAGGACGGTTGCTTCCATGATCGTGAGCATCCCCAACATGGTGGACTTGCCCCCGAACCCACGGGATGCCTTCCAAACCCCTATGGGGCTACGACAGAAGTACGCATCTGCAAATGCCTCAAACGGTGCCTTGTGTGTCTTACAGATACGTTTGCGGGGGATCTCCATTCCCCACACAGCCTTGATATACCACCAGAGTTCCTCGTCGTCCTCAGGTGGTCTTGCTGCTAGGGGCATCTTCTATCTCGTAGTCGCATATTGGACAGGTGCCTCCTGACCTCTTCAAGATCGTAGGGCCGATATACCACTCGCAATCGGGACATCTAACTGGTGGCTTACGAGCCACCGAGGTTACCTGCAATCTCAAACATCATCCACGTTATCAGTACCAGAGCGGCCCCAATGACGACCGCCATCAAGGCAACCGCTCCAAGTGTCCTGAGGTCATCTTCCTCTTTCACTGGCATGACTCACACGGCTCCTCATCGCTGTTGACACGGCACAACACCTCATTATCGGTGAAGGGGTCGCTGTACTTCGGGCCGGGTGTGCTCTTCAGGCTCGGTTGTTCCCTCAGCATCTCCGGTGTCGGCACCGGATATTCCCAATTCCTCGTCGTTGGCATTTTCATCCTCAACTACCTCTGCATCCACAATCTCTTTGGTGTCCCCCTCAATAGCGCGCTTCAGAGCCTCTATATACTCTGACTTATCCCCGTCGGCCATGATAACAGTCTCTCTTGGGCCGGTACTAATGTCCACCTTCTCGGCTACGTTCAGGCCAAAGAGGCGTTCCATCCTGTCCATGACGCTAAGTGCCGTGTTGATGGCCGATGTCTCCCCGTGGTTAACGTCCGGCCACACAAGCATGAGCATATGCTCAAGCCGCCCATAGTGGATACGTCGTAGTTCAGAAGCATTCTCCTGTAGGGAGTTGTGCATGGCACGGGTAACGGCCTTGTGAGCACCACTGGAGGTGGCGTAGTTCAGGTTTTCAGCAATCTGGGCATAGGAGGCACCGGCAAGTTTCAGTGCCATGGCCCGGCGCTGCTTCTCCCGTGCCGACATACGGGCACTTACGGGTACAGGTGCCGCAATTACAATCTCCTCCCCATTCTCCCCGTCATTCAGTATCTCCCCATATACCGGTTCATCGGCGCTTGCGCCGCCGTCGGCAGCAGAGTGCCCTGCTTCTTGGTATTCACGCTGTGTGGGGCGGATGTACATACCATTTTCGTCTTTGCCTTGGTGGGGAGGCACCCAATTGTCTGGCATCTTGATTCAAACTACTACGTTATTGGCCGGTCCACCCAACCCCGGAGGGCTACCAGACGAATGGGCTTGAGTCCCGCACCAGCAGAAATCCCCCTCTACAAG